ATTCAATCCACAATTCATCTTCATCTTCATAAAGATCTACTGATGTACAATCTTTCAGCATACATCTATATGATTCTCGCCCTGGAAATCTAACTTCTATCCAGACACTATCATCATCAATTAAATATTGAATCAAGTGGCCTGTAGAAAGTATAGTCCTGTCTCCAAAAGCTATGACATTTGCGTCATAGGTATGAACAAGTTTAAGGGATCCAAACTTAATTGTTCCCAAACTATGATTTCTCATTTTAGCGGCAATATCCAAAGATGTTTGGTCCATTTGTCCACCATAAAGTCTAGTTCTTCCTGGTCTCGGTTTGTGTGGTGTATTAATTTGAGGCCTTCTTCTTTGGGTCTCTTGTAATGTATTAATACTTTGGCCATCTACTGCTATAGGCTCCTCTACCTTGGATCCAGTCCAAAGTCTTGCGAAAAATCCAAATAAGGAAACAACACCAATAAAGGTAGCGATATATGTGATAGCACGAAGCCAACTATGTGATTTTTGTTGATCTTCTTTAAATTTAGCCTGTAGCATACTTACTGTATTATGTGCCACTTCCATTTCTTGATTAAAGGCTAAAGTCTGAGCATCTATCATTCCGTCAAGGGTTCTAATAGCTCTAGACAAGGTTGAATGCATTTCTGTATATTCTTCCCAAGTCACATAAGGTTTTAATCCTATTTGAGTTATCAAATGTCTATTGGCAGATCTCCACTCTGTAACGTTAACAGTTTTAGGAGGACGTATTTCATCCGTAACATCCTCTGATTCTTCTTTTCCATCCTCAGCATCATAATAAATTACTTTGCCATCAAAAGGGGGAAGTTGCTGTTTCGCTTGTGAATCTTCAATAATCTTTCTTCCTTGATCTTTCATATTCCATTTTGCCTCCATAGCTTCATACTGAGTATTTGCAATTTTCCTATGCATTTGTCCGACAAATCTTTTAATGTCGTACTGATTTTTCTGAAGCCAATCATTAATATCTTTTTGTGGTCTTTGTTTTGCTCTAAAAGTTTTCACGACGTTGTCCATTAATTCATCAAAATTCCATCGTATTTTTTGTTGTCCTTTATGTCCTTTTTTTATCAACACCCTCTTTAGTACAAGCCATCACTCGTACTTCTTCACCCATTTGGGTAGCTGCCATTGGTGTTATGATGTACGCTCCATAATCAAAATCTTTCGTTTCATCTAGGCGTCCATATTTTGTAAATTCTTTTGGATTATCTATATGCAATATTAAATCCCATCTCCTCCAAAAGGCCATATCATTTTCAAGTTCTACTCCAGACAAAAAGTCGGTAGAATTAGTAGTAGCAATAATAACTTTGCTGTTAAAATACGTTCCCTGTTTACCTTCCATATTAGCAATATGCAGTGGGTAAGGTGCAGTATTACACATCGCAATGTGTTCTAACGCTCGCAATAGTCTAGTTTGGTATTCACCACTTTGCATCATGTCATCAGAGACACAAGCAAATTCACTTTTGTAGTCATCCCAAAATTCATTATCTACTTGACGATAATATGCTATTTTTGCATTCGGATCATAAGGTGTTTTTGTATCATTACAATCAATACGGTACATTACTCTCGCAATCATTTCTGC